AGGCACGCCAAGTTTTGGCCAATCATCGCGCGAGCACCAGACGCTACAACCGTGGTGGCCGAGCAAACAACCGCCTTGAACACCGTGTCCGGGTCATCACAAATGTACGCCACCGCATCCCCAGCCGTCGTGCTAGCAGGCCAGTATTGCGAAAACGTCTTTTGCTTCGTTACCGGATTGGTATACGAGCAGCCCAGGAAAATACCCGCAAGGGTACCCGCCGCACCGCTGGTGACGCTAATGCGCTCCAGATTGCCGCGAACCAGGGCAACAAACTCACCATAAAAGATGTCCGTGGCATACGCGTAGGTAATATTGTACATGCGCGTAGAACCCGCGAACACCTGCCCACCGATCAGATTGATCGGCTTTAGCCCGTACGGGGCTGAAACAACAGGGTAGGCCATTATAGACTCCTAAAATTAAGACCCTCTGCCAAAAGTGACCTTGGTTTTTCGCTCATTAAAGAGCGGCATACGCGGGTCATTCTCTCGCATGAGATTGTTGTCAACGGTTCTCATCTGGTCCGCAGCTTGGGTGTTGAAAAACTTGTTGCGGTCCTCAACAAAGTCCGTCGGGGTTTTACAAAGCATCAGCCCACCAATCACGATATTGTCCTTGAAGTAGGCGTTCTCCACGCCTGCCACAAAGATTTCGGGGTGATCAGATGCCTTAACAGGCTCCCAACCTTCTTGAAGTTTCAAGGAAATATTCCGGGGATCGGCTTCACCACGTATGCTGATACGCACCCAATGAAATTCATATCCGGGTTCCGGGCGCGGCGTCGGTAGCACGTTTGGGAGTTCCCAACTGCGTTTACGAACGTCTTGTTCCCGGGTTTCTTGCTCACGAGCGATCCGATTCTCAGCCATTTTGTTTCCTCATCTCCATAGCAACCTGTCTGGCGTATTCTTCAAGCGGCACACCGAGGCGTTTTGCCAGGGCGACTTGCGTCTTTGTCAGCGTGATCTTTTTAGGCGCAACGCTGCGAGTAACCGGGGCAACTACAGAAGCCCTACGACGCGGTTCAGCTACTCTTTCTGGCCCCTCTTCACCAAACTGATCTGGGAAGATTTGCCGCATACGAGAATTTATTTTCTCGTAGTAATCGTCAGATTGAGGATCAACTCCTTCCTTAACGAGTTTTTGATGGTACCCGAGAGCGAAACTAGTCATTTCATCGTCGGCACCAAACCAGGGGTTGTCTTTCTGCCACTGCGACGCTTTGGGGTCCGCTTGGGGCGTATTAACAACTTCCTGTGATTGTGTTTGTACCTGATTATTAGGCTCTTGTAAAGCAGGCAGCCTAAAACTACTCACTCTGTCTACTTTCAACCTAGCCGAAGTCAAGTCTTCTTGTGCAGAAACGACCGCATCGGCGTCTCCGGCCTCATACGCTTGCTTGTATTTGACCTTGGCCTGTTCCAACTCGGTTGCAGCCGAGCGCTTGGCTTGTTCAAGCAAAATCTCTTGGTTCTTGGAAACCGTCCCCTTAAGGGAATTGTTTTCTTCCAGCAGCTTCTGGGTTATCCGCTCAAGTTCCGCACGCTCCCGGGCAGCTTGCTCCGCTGCACGGCGCTGGTCATGATATCCCTTGGAGAAGTGTTGCAACCGACGGCGAACTTTCTCCGAATAGTCTTGCAACTCATCATCAGTCAGGTCGTCAGGCGGGGCTGATGGCTTGCGGTTTCGGTCTTTAGGCGGGGTGTCGTCGACAACCTCAATATCAACGGGGTCTTCTTTGCCCTCGGGCTCTTTTGCCAGGGCTTTTTCGGGGGTGGCCTGCGTCTGGTCGGGTCGCCCCTCTACAACCAACTCTACATCGCCGTTTTCTTTGACATTAACGTCCGTTTCTTTAACCTGATCCGGATCGGGAAACTCAAATTCAACTTTCTGGTACGCCATGGTCTACTCCTTATGCACGCGTCACGCCACGCGGATCGGTCACTACTGCGTCAATTGAGTCATCATTCATCAACCGGTACTCAACCCCATGCACCTTAAACCGCGTGCCAGTATTTGCCCGAAACAACACATAGTCCCCAACCTTACACCACGGCCCAGTGGGGTAGCGCTCCGAGTCGTTATAGGCTTGGCTGCCCACATCCAGCACCAAACCAACCACAGTCAAAATATGTTCTTCGTACTTGGTTCGGTCGGCTTTAACAATGTTTGTATCCCCAAAGGTTTCTTCAATCTTGGGTAGGGCGATCAAGAGTTTGTACCCGACGGGCTTGGGTAGTTGTCGCTCCAAAATATCATCGTCAATATCTACTTCTGCAACTTGGGGGCTATTCATCGTCGTCTTCCAGTTGAGACCGCGAGAGATCTTTTGTCGCATCAATAGCTAGCCGAAGACCTCGGATCCGGCCAACCACTTCCCGATATTCTGCGTAGTCTTTAGCAGACCCCGCTATCAGAAATTCAGTAGATGCGGAGACATCCTCCGCATATTTATCAACGAGCACGTCATAGACGGTTTTTGCCATGGCTACCTACTCGGCCCTTTCGGTGTAGACGGTTGTTTGGGTGTTGCTAGCACTTTTAGCGCTTCAAGGCGTAGGCGTTCTGCAGCTTGTTTGTCCTGGGACTGCACGCGCACACCTTCTTTAGCAGCCTCAATCTGCACCTTCTGCCCTTCTAACTGCAGTTTCTGCTGTGCCAAGCCCGCGTCCGTTTGATCCTTCTGAATCTTGCGGGTCACCTCCATTTCTTGCGTCTTAACCTTCGCTTGCTCCAGCTGGAACATTGGGTCTTGAGCCTGCTGCTGGGCCTGCTGCTGGGCTTGCTGCTGCATATGGGCTTGTGTAAGTTGTTTACCCGCATCGGCCACCAGTCTGGACAACTGGACCTCCATGTCTTCGGGCAACTCTTCATTCGGCGGGGGCAACGGCGCACCCAAGCGCTCCTCGATCTGTTTGCGGTAACTGAAGGCTAGGTGTTCAGCAATGTGCGCTTGCAGGGAGGCCATAATCTGCTGCGCCATCGGGTTCTGACCCACCATCTGGGCAATCATCGGGTCTTGCAAGAACGCCATGTGGGTGGCGATATGGGCGTCATGGTCTTGGTAAATGAAGGCTTTGACTGGCTGACCCACAAGGGCTGCCATGTTTTCAGACACCGGATCGCGCGGCTTCTGGTCTTCGGATGTCGGCACAATCTTATCCGCGTTCTTGACCCCCAACACTTCAATCATCTGCCGGTGCAGGTAGGGCAGGTCGTAGATCTGGGGGGCGGACTGCGCCATCTGGAATACTGCTTGGTACTGCACCACCCGCTGGGCCATGGTACTGCTATTCGGGTCGCTGACGGGGATAACATCCACAGCGGCATAGTCAGACTGCCTTGCCCGGGCAAACCCACTCTCTGGCTCGTATGCGTACTCCTCAGGCGCATAGTCGGCAATCAACGACTTGAGGAGCTTGAACTCCTGCTTCATCGCAAAGTGTACGCGCGACTGCACCGCCGCCATGGGCTTCAGAGTCCGCTCCAACAACGCAAGTGTGGTCCCCACCGGGGCCTGAGCACTCATATCAGAGATATTCATATCGCTGATGGCACCTAGCCTGCGGCCTTCTTCGGTGATGCGCTGCAGCAACGCCAGGAGTGTCTGGCTCGGCTCTTTATACGGCAGTGTCAGGATGTTGTCTTTGATCGACCCGCTAGGCACATCGACATCCCGGAATTCGCCAGGGCTGATTGGCGTGTCGTCCCCCTTGACTCGCAGCCCTCGGGACTTCAACCCACCGGGCAGGTTAGACAGCGTGCCCGCATCCACCAGCTGACGAATAATCGATGTGCCCGCCCGGGCAAACCCGCCAATAATGTGGATTAGCCCAAGCCCGTAGAACCCAAACCCCGGCACATACACGTAATGGACGAAGTGGTCACGCTTGAGGGTGAGGGGGTCTTCAGGGTCCCAGTTGCGACGGATGGACAGCACCGTCTGCGTGCCCTTGTCGATGGTAATGACGTACGGTTTGGCTAGGGGCTCCCCATTGACTTGTTTGCTATCTTCATCATCGTCATCTACCCCAGGGATGCATGTTTCTACGTGAATCTCATACAGGGTGTACCGGTTATCGTTGGTCAGCACGTAGCCGTTTTCTTGGGCTTTTTTCTTCTCCAAGTCCGTAAATGTCGTCACGGGCTCGCCCAACTCAACCTCTCGATAAAAGCCGCTGGCCATCAGGCGATCAACCTCAATCTTGGTCTTTCGCATCTGGTGGGTAACCCGCTCGGCTACCTCAATGTGGGCGGTGCCATAAGGCACAATGACATCTTCTGCCGGGATATACACAGCGGTCGGACGCCCCAGACTCGGGTCAAAATACACCTTCTTGAACGCGGACCCCGCCAGCCCAAGGGAGAACAACATACGCTCATGCTCGGGGCGGTACTCCACCATCTTCTCTGTCAGCATGTAATTCATGTCCTCGCGGACA